GTGCAGATGGTCTCTTAGAAAATGGTCTACCCATGAGTAAATCTGTCGATTACTTTCGAATTCGATCATACCGTTCTTGACAGGGGATGAAAGTCGGTAGTCGAGCGTCTTGATCTTCACACCTTCAGTGACGTAATTACGGATTTTCTGGAGGCTGCCTGCGTACTGGTCATATCCCAACACCATCGAACTGGGTCTAGCTGCGTCACCGTGAACATGCCAGATATCCTTGGCGCCTGCCTGATAGCGGCGGAACAGGCTGTATCGGGTTTCGGGGTAAAGAAAAGCCGGGTTATAGAGCGGCCCTACGAAGGCTTCCTCAATCGTAAAGTCGTAATTGGTGGTGAGGATGGTTTTGAACGGTTTGCAGATCCTGTGATGCGCCTCGATAGGGGTGATCTGCTCCAGCAGCTTTGCGAATGCTACTTTGACGTCGTGCTCAGTATGTCGGAATACGCCCTCTGAGCGAGCGCAGAGCTCTTCGATGAACATTGAAAGAGGCTTTGAACCTAGATGGTGGACTAGCTCGTCAGCGTCAAACTGGGCCGCAAGCTCCCGTAGGATCTGCGTCCAATCCTTCTGTAGTGCGGCCCGATTGACACCATTCCCTAGCAGCAGACTATGCATGAAATCCTCGTTCTTGTTAATTACGCCGCACGCAACTCATCCGTTCTCTTTTGGCAGCGCTGCGCGTACTGCGCTAGCTTAAGTCAGAACGGCATTTTGAAAAGCTTAGCGACTTAAGGCGTTTTGCGCAGACACTCTGCACGGCGGTGATGTTCCGGTACAGCGGGAGGTCATAGATCAAATCGAACTTATTCTTTCCCGCGTTGGTTGGGCGGCCGTTTCAGCCAGTCACGACGGGCAGTAATCGACCGATTCCTGCCGATCGGTAAGCGCCAACGACTTAACAAAACTTAACCTTTTTTCGGGTCGAGAACCTGTCGCTGGCCCACCGAAGCGACCTGTCAAAACTTGACATCGGAGCGGCGCAGTAACTTGTCATCGCCGCGTACCAGAACCTGACAAAACCTGACACCGGATAGAGTGCTGGGCCAGGTGCGATGATGACAAATGTTGACATCAGATCTGCCTGGAGCCAGTAGCGACGCTCGCGGCCTGTTAGCTAAAGTTAGTCCCGCGAGAGGTTGGCCAACCTGTCACCCTGTTAACAATTGTCAAGGATGGCGGGCGCCGGGAGACTCTGTGACGTCGATCCCGTGATGGATGGTAAACATGCGAGGTGGTTACTTGTGGTGGTTACTCAGGCGGTTACCGCATCAGTTGGATGATTGGCAAGTCGTGGATGCCAGGGTGGATTCCGCCTGATCTGATTACCACTAGCGAGTTGTCGCGTGCATCATCGACGAGCCTTCGTTGGCGCTAGACAGCATCAGTAGGCCGCCTGGCTATCACGCGGCCCAAGGCTTGAAAATTCTGCGTGAAACCTTGGCTGGGGGAATGCTTCGCGCACTTGCCATCCGCGCGACGGAGGGGCGCAGAACCCTGCGCGAAGCACTCCGATAGGTACTTGGCGCCGGCCTTCCATGGGCTTCTTTGCAAAGAGGGATTTGATGCGTCAGTGAAGGGGGAAGTGGTTACCAATGGCGATCCCCGCAAATACTCATCACCCCATGTGTCCGCGCTGAATCTACTCTATACGGTGGATAGAAAGGTGGTTGCTGGGGGTTATCCACTCTGGTCTGGCGGTAGCTGCCAAGACTGGTATTTAGCGGGCTAGCTTTACAAATGGGCAGAGGGTGGCATTCTGATAGCCCATCATGAAAGGAGTTCAATATGTGGAAGACTCATCTCAAACAAGCTTTTGGCATTGTTGATAAACGCTTCGCAGGCCATCCGATGGATCAAAAGAAAGCTCAAGAAGCGCGCAAGATCATCAAGCGTGACGGTGTTACGTGGGCAGAAATCGAAGCGGAGATAACACGCATTCTGCAGGGGGCTACGCCTGTGCATGTGCAAGAGCAGATGGCTGAAGCGCGTAAATACTTCAAGCTTTGAGGAAGGGAAAACACTGCTATACCAGGTTAACTCTAACTTTTGGGAAGGTGGCGTTTACATTGCTAACAAGGAGCGGCTCTTGCCTCTTTGAAGGCTGAGGATGCACGGCATAGCTGCTGAATTTGTGAGTTTAGGAAAACACATGGGATACAGCGAAGAGTGGAAGTCGGCTATTGAGCGGTCCGAACGCTACGGTTTGGCCGTGCCAAAGCAGACAGGAATGGCGCACAGCGGTATCTGACGAAAGAGATACACGATCGCTTTCCAGATGTAGTGAGGGACGCATTTGGCAACCTTGGCTACGAAGATGTGGTGGCTCAATGCATGTCGATTCACTATCGACTTCTCCCCGTAATGGAAGACCTGCTCGCGTGCCCGGTATTTTTTACCATCGGCTGGGTCGATGATGGGACCGCGAGAGGCATGTTCCGCTTCGATGAGGAATTCATTCAGGACAAGTTGCAAAAGCCGAGCGCGACTTTAGGCGGTCAGACAAACTTGCACGCGTGGTTGACGCTACCGAGCATGGAAGTTATCGACGTGTCGCTTGTGACAACGATCGTCGTGGTTCAGAACCTTAAGAAGGGACATGGAGGGGTACTCGCTGGTCCGGCTGACGACTTCAAAGGGTTTTCATATAAGCCCATGCTCGTTGGAGATGATTTCCTAAGAAAGGCAGGAATGCTTTTCGAGTTTAATTGACGAAATAAATTCCGGCCTTAGCAGGTGAACAAGAGTCACGCAAGTAGCCTCATAACAAGTTCTACGTTGTGTGGTGCTTGGGTGGTCACTATCCACGGTGTTCCTCTGGATCAGCGCCATATTGTGGATGCCGCCCCATCAGGTTCACGCCGGCTACCTGTCAAAGCTTGATATCGGGACGGCACGGGGAGGGGCGGCGACCAAGCGCCTGGCCGAGCTAACCAATCCTCTCATCTGTAGCACCATCTTGCGCATGTCGAGCGAGGGCATCCCTGACCATTGCCAAAGTTTGGGATTCGGTTTCGTTCAGTTCGATTGAATTGAGCTGCTCCACCCACTCTGCACAGCGCGACAGTCCTAACAGCTGCTCTAACGAGCTAGGCGAAATAGACTCGGTACGAGTAATAGTTCTGCCGCTGTGCGAAGTACGGACGTTCACCTGTCCTCGTGCGAAATGGAAGAACCGAGTCGGTGAGGTGATATTCGCCTCAACCCAGCGACGCCCTTCGTCGCCGTCCGCACTGTAGCGATTCATGTCAATAATGTAAGACGCGTGGTCCTCATCTTCTAAAAAGGCATCGGGGTCGCGGTCAGCCACCTGACGCAAAACCTGCAAATACGCGTCTTTCAGCTGTTCGAATCCGACATCGTCGAAGTAGCCAACATCGCCATCGCGGCGGAGTGCATAGTCGCTCCCTAGCAGCAGCTCTACGACGACTAGGCCAATGTTCGGGGTGAATGCATCGATGATTAGTTGGCTGCGCTTGGCTTTTAGCTCATGACGCTCTAGAAAGTGCCGAAGCAGTCGGGCGACCTGCTGGCGCGGCGACCAGTGAGTGAAGGTTCCCTGGCGACCTACCTGCTCGCCCGCGATTAGTAAGGTTTGCACCACTGCTAGTGGCTGATCCAGGGGGAACTCCTCCACCAATCCAAGCAAGCGCTGAAGAATTTCCGCCTGACGGTCTTCCTTTTGACTGCTTAGCAGCGCAGTAAACTCCTCGGGTGCGGTGATTCGTCGGACCAGTTCGTGCAACAGTGAATTAGGCACATCGTGCTCGGGCAAATATAGTTCGAAATAGCGATCAAACACCTGGTCGCAACACACCCGTGAGTTGATTAGCCAGCGAATATGTATTGTTGAATCGTAACTGGTGTTTTCGAACACCCAGTCCAAGGTTGGGAACATTTCTCGCAGCAACTGTCGCGTGGCAGGTTGATGATGGGACGGGGCCAAACTAACCAGTTGGTCAATCACCTGATTAACACGGCTTCGCTGCGTCTCGTCCTTTCGCGCATAAGGCTCGCTGCTGGTAAGGAGCGCTTTGTGTCGCGGCATCTCCGCGTAGGTCTCTGGAGCAAAAACACGCAAACATTCCAGCGCGAACAGATCCACCGCGTTAACCTCAGCGACCTCTGTACCCCGCAACAACCGACAGTGAAACTCCAAGGTCGATGCATATCGATAGACATGGCGTAGATTGCTAAAAAATGGCCGCATTCCTCGCTGGAACATCTGGCTCCAATAATCCTGTTCGAAGCGCTGCTGCAACTGCTGCTCATGAGTCAGAATTGCGTTTAACCTTTGGAACAGGACCACCTCTAACTGACTGCCTGAGATCGCTGGCACACTGAAGGGGGCTTGAATGATCTTTTCCAGGTAGGCCGTCCCATCGAATCCGACCTTGCTCAGTCCCTGCTCAACCGTGTCGCGTTGGAACAGCAGCAAAAACACCACATTGGCGAAATCCATGTGCGCCTTGACCAGCTGAAATGTTGCTTTCATCTGCTCGGCCGAAAGCCGGTCCAAATCGTCCAAAACGATCAGCAGCGGCTTGTCGCGCTTACTAAGTAACTTTTGTAGTTCCTCACGGAGTTGGTCGAGCGTTAAAGCGCTGTCTTTGGCTTCCTCATCTAATTTTTTGGCCCAGCTAGAAAGCCATGATCCGCCCCGCTTCAGAAGCAGTGCAAGGCCGCCTAACGCGCTGACGGCAGTAACTGCCAACCATGTTACTTGCGCAACTGTCCCTTGGGCCATGGTGCCGAGCAGGCTAGTTGCCAAGGTCGAAGCGAAGAGTAAAGGCAAGAATTTCGCCGTGCCGTCAGCTAAGCTGGCTCCAGTATTTAGGCGACGGCTATACGATCGCAGCGCCTTAGCCAGTTGCTTATCATCATCGGTAGGATCTTTGCGCTGTATAGCCCTAGAGATTTCCGCAAAAAAGGCGCTGCTCAAGCTATCTTGGCCTGCCCATTGCCACGGGTTGAACTCTATGACCTGAGATCCCTCGGTCGCCTCTAGGTGATCCAACGCCATGTTTTTGATTGAGGTTTTTCCGCTACCCCAGGCCCCTGTCAGGCTGATCACAAGGCTTTCCTGGTTTTTCCAGGAACTGATAGCCAGTGCTAGGCGCTGAGAGAACCCTGCGCGGTAGAGGAGGTCGTTTTGCTGCTTCTTGATCGGTAGATCATCGGTGAATTGCAAGTCATCGTTGGTCATTGGCTGCTTCCTGGCAGGCTAGATATCAGGCGGGGTAGGTGTGGCCAGTTGACCATGCTGGGCGGTTACTATTTTTAGTTGCCTGCGGCCCCGCAACGCGGCTAGCGAAACAGACGATTTGGTCTGAGTGAGACCATATCGTCTGTTTCGACCAGTCAGCTAAATGGAACTTGGGCGTATGTCCGTTCCATTCTGAGTACCCGAAATCCTGAATTTTTGGGTTTCTCCTGAGCTGACCTCGGCTGCCGTTTCCTTCACAGGCTGACCGATCTGCATTGCACAGAGGCCGTTGCCTTCGTCATCGCCGGCGATGCCAACGATATGCCGACCTGGCTTGACCTTGAATTTCACAATTTCGCCGGTGTCCATGCGCGCGACCTTTTTTCCGTCGATGAGCACGGTGGCTAAGCAGCCGCCAGACGCCCAAAAACCATTGTCTCGACTAACTGCCAGTGTCGCACCACCAGCAACGTCTGACTGATAGGCGTAGACCCTGTCGGCAGGCACCCGCTTTGCAGAGCCAGGCGCTACTGGTGTGCTTGAACATCCAGCCAGTAGTGCGAAGGTGACGGTGGCGAGCAAAATCCTGTGCATTTTTCTTCCTCAGTGGTTGATGGATCACTTTATACCAGCCCCCCTACATCTGGTCTTCGGCGTAAATCGCGGCGCTGATGATCGCACCACCAACTCGGCGCTTGCCGTAGCACAACGGGACCGGGTTGCCGGAGGCGGTGGTATTCTTGGCGCTGCCAAAGGCGTAGCCGGGGGTGTTCTCTGGCGCGGCGCTGGTCTTGAGGCCGCCCGCCTGGGGGCTGAGCATTTGGATAACACCACCAGCAGCGAGAGCAATCCCAGGGGCAAGCGTAGCGCCGTTGGTGAACGGACTGGCCACGATCAATACAATTCCGATGATGGTCTGAAGTATCCCAGCACGCTTGCTGCCGGTGATCACGGGGACGACCCGTATCTCCCTGGCTCCGCCGAGTGTCAACTCAGATTCGCCAACATTCTTCCTGTTGCGGAAAATTGCGAACTCCAGACCGATGGAGCGTGCTCGCGCGATATCGCTTAGGAAACCTGGGTGATTCACATCTATTGCCCTCAGCGCCTCCCTGGTGTCGCCATGAGCGGATAGGGCATAGGTGTGTCTTCGGCCGTACTTTTTGGCCAGGGAACCGCTGAGCAGAATGGTTGTGCGCGGTGAATATTCGATGGCAGTCATATCCGATCCTCAGCGTAAATAGCAGCGCTGATGATCGCGCCACCCCAGCGGCGATGGCCGATGCAGAGAGGTACGGGCAAGCCCGATGCCACGGTGTTTTTTGCACTACCAAAAGCATAGCCAGGAGTGTTCTCGGGCGCGGCGCTGGACTTCAAGCCCTGGGCTTGCGGGCTCAACATCTGAATTACGCCGCCGGCGGCCAAGGCGATACCCGGTGCAAGGGTTGCACCATTTGTGAAAGGGCTCATAACGATCAGTACAGCCCCTATGATCGTTTGCAAGATACCGGCCCGCTTACTGCCGACGACCACGGGTGCGATGATAATGTCGCCATCGCCTTGGTAGTTGAGTTCACTCTCCCCGATGTTTTTCTTTCCTCGGAAAACGGCGAACACTAGTCCGCGTGACCTGGCGTTTGAGATGAATCGCTCAAGGCCGGGAATCTGCACGCACAGCGCTTTCAAGGCTTCCGCTGGCGTTCGCACTGCAAGATCGTAGGACCTGCCGAACTGCCGGAGCTGCCCGTAGAGTTTAATGGTGGTCATAGGGGAGTTATCGAATGCTGTAGCGGCCATGGGGCCTCCTATACGGTGATCGAAGGGGCAGATAGCCCAAGGCGAACGGCGAGCAGTGCGCGCGACATATGCGCCTGGTCGATGGTCAGCTGTTCCTGGCGCGGGTCGTAGTTCCACACCCGGTTGTAGATCGTTTCGCTTGCCCTGGCGCCGCGGAATGTTCCCCGCATAAGGTCCGCCGAAACCCGTGCTTCTTCCTCGGTGAAGTAGGGACCGTCGATGGTCACCTGCTGGCCGTTGCGGACTTGCTGGACCTCCCACACCAAGTAGCCTGCGTCTGGCCCTTGAATCAGTTCGTAGGGTTTGAATTTCTGCGTGTCGCACGCAAGGGTGAATCGCTCCTGGTACGTGGGTTTATGCTCCGCGGTGTGGGTGTCTTGATCTGTCATGGTTTCCTCTGTGCGCCGCTGGCGCTGATCATGGGCTGGCGCCCGGTGGTGTTGCTGGGTGTCGCGCCACGTTTTCGTGATTCGCAAAACGTGGCGCGGAAAATGGTCATTTGCCGACGATGCTCAGGGCGGGCGGTAGCTTTGGGCCGAACGGTGCGCCAGGGGCGAATGGGTCGGGTAGTTGGTCTTCTGGACATTCCCTGATGAACCGGATCATGGCGGCGTGGCAGGCGCGATACAGAGGGCCACCGGCGCTCCATTCGTGGCTCTTGCGGTCGGCGCTGTCCTCCAGTTGGGATAGGTAGGCCACTCCGCGAAGGCTGGTGTCACCGTCTGCGCTGGCCCGATCGCGATGTACTGGGTTGACGCCGAGCAGGTCGCACATCTGGTCGAAGCCCAGCGCCTGCGCCAGCCCCTCACGGTCGAACATCAGTGAATGGCCAAACCCAGCAAGTGCGCTCCACGCTCCACTGCGGACAGCCTCTTGGTGTTCCTGGGCTCGCTCCTCCAATTCAGCAATTGCTTGCCGGGTGAAGGGGAGAAACGCTTTCAACTTGCCCGCCTGCCGGCGGAGGGCTCGCCGCTCACTGCGGATAACTTCGAGCTGGTCAGCAATGGCGCGACATATTCGCCGGGTGGTGATGAGCTGCGTGGCGGGGCTGATGCCGGGTTTCATACCGATGTTGCACAAGCGGGTGATAAGTCTGGGCGTCATTGGTGCGCCTCCATAGGTGTGGCGTCGTAGCTGGCGCGCAGGTCGGCGCCAGCCGTGCAATGGCGGCTGGTGGGTGCGTAGCAGATCCGACAAACCATGATGTGGTTGAGGTAGCGGTCACGGGCTTGTCGCCACTGAGGCGTGGCAGTGGCAGCGCTTGCATGTGGTCTTGTGATGAGCCGTGGAGTGCGCTCGACAGGGCTGGCCAGGACCAACCGCGGGCGAGGCCGGCCATCCACTTTTGGCGAGTCGACTCCGGCGATAGCTGGCGGCATGTGATTGAGCAGACCGGAAAGGAGGCTCATGCCGTCACCTTGACTCGATCACTGCTGATCCAATGTTCCTGTGATCTCAAAAACACCGGCAACAGCGGCAACAATGGCAACAGCCGCGTAAACCGTGGCCTCCAGGCGTTGCCGATGCTGCCAAACTGTTGCCACCGGTTTTTTACCGGCAACAGTGATAACCAAATGAAGGGAAAGTGCGGGTCTCTTATGTTGAAAATGAGGTGTGCGTTGCCAGTTGTTGCCACTTTTTTTATAGGGTGGCAACGGCTGTAAGCCACGCCCCATAAGGCCGTTGCCGGTGTTGCCACTGTTGCCAGTGATTCTAGGTTCCTGTGAACTTGGGCAATCTGGATTGCTGGTCTTTGAGTGACGTTCATGCGCAACCGCCTTCACGATCCATGATGTCTGGATCGATCACATAGAGACGCGCCTGGCCACCACCAGGGAGGCGGTAGTTTTTGGTTTTACGCTCGTTGTCACGGCGTGCGAGGACGTTAGCGCTCTCCAGAGCCTTGATGATGCGAGACAGGCCATAGCCGTGCGCCGCCTCGATGAGTGCTGGCTTGTTGAACAGGTACAGGCGGTTGGTGCCCACCAGCTCCCAGTAACCGGCCCGGTTGAAAACCTTGGTGTCAGGTGTCTGATCGTCGACGTCTGAAAAGCGGCTGCTACCGTGGCGGTCGATAAAGTCCAGGATGCCGGCAAGGATCTGTCGGTCTTCAGCGTTGCCGCTGCCCACCCTGCTGAGCCATTCGCCGTACAGCAAGCGGCAGTCGGCGAGGGCGGTACCCGGCACCCAAGGCAGCATCCCATAAGCGATTGCCATTTCACCGGCCAGTGCGATCACCGCAAACCGATCAGCTACGCGGCCGGCCTGGGCGTTGTCCTCCACAAAGCTGGCGCGTACTCCGGCGAAGTCTTCCAGCAGGCCGGCCCGGTCATCGCTCTCGAGCAGCTTCTCGACAAAGGCTGGCCCAAGGTGGCCGTGGTGGGCGCCGACCGCTACGGTGAGCTGCCGGTGAAAGTCCGCTCCCTCAAGCCCGTGCAATTCGTCGAAGGCTCGGTGCGTGCGGGTACCGGCGTTCACGTCGACCATGCGTAACTCGGCGCCAGCGTGTGCGGCATTGCCGGATATGGCCGCGTGTTCGGAAAGCGAGCGCTCGCCGCTGGAGAGCGTCAGCAGGCGCCAGCTCAATTTGGCGCGGCCTTCGCGCTCACGGGTCATGGTGCCTTTACCCTGGCCGTTGGCGAGGGAGTAGGCCATTTCCTGTACTCGCTTGGGATCAGCACGCTTGATCTCATCCAGGGGGAGGATGGTGTCATTGCGGCTCGACGCTTCGATCTCCAGGCCGCCCTTGGTCATGTCCCAACTGGCGGCGAACACGCCCGGGTCGCCCCATACAGACGACCCGATCAGTTGCGCCAGCGACTTGCCGCTCGAGCTATCGCCCACCAGGTGAACACCACCGCCCAGCACGCCCACCAAACTCAGCAGTGGGCCGGCCAGTGAGCAGCCGATCGCTAGTGTCAGCACCGGGTTACCCGCGCACTTGGCGGCTACCTCCGATTGCCACAGC